TAAAGTATTGTTGGTCTGTTAGCCAAGAGAAAAACACCAAGCACATCACCAAGTCATCAGGAGAACCATCTTCACCCTCAAATGATTGCCCTTTCTGCACAAAGGTGGACATTTCAGCAATGATATCAAAATCATTTACTAACAACTTATCACCTTCTATCAACTGTTTGAAGTTAGAACAACCAACTCTCTTTACTTGTTTGGTAGTTCTTACACCCAAATCTGTAGGGGCATCACCAAACCCTGACCCTACTATCTGCCCTAAACGACCTCGCATCTGTGTCATTATGATGTTTTCGTATGCCATATCGTGGTGTAGAGCGTCTGCCACCTGACCACCGATATCATTTATCTCTACAAGTATATGAGAATCATTGTATGTCTTGCCTGTGCGATAAATCACATCAGGAAATACCAAAGGCTTTATCTCATTGTTTCTGTATTTCGCTACTAACTTGTAAGGCATTTTGGTAATATCTATCACCACAAAGGCGGAGTAATCATTTGCAGCGCCCCGGGCCACATCAACTGTCATACAATACTGATGGTCCTTTATCGGCTTCTCAAAAATATCCAACCCAGCACTACTTTCAATAGGATCAAAGTGTGGTATTACTTGAATCTTTGTGGGTGATATCAGAGTATCAACACTACCCAGGAACGAGCACTCAAACTCCTGTAAGAATTGCTGTTCACTTGTATTCTTTATAGTCTGTTTCTTCCAGGCTTCATCTCTGCCTGGCACTTCGTTCCAAGCCACCTCAATAGGAACAAACTCACTTTTTTCATTTACTGCATCCATCCACATCTTGTAATACATATTCATTCCGTGTGGAGTAGATACAATCATTACTTTCGATGACGTTCCCGCAGTAATAGTCGGGTACACCGAGCTGAAAAACTGTTCAGCAATGTTAGAAGGCACAAACGCAAACTCATCAAGGAAGATAATATTATAAGAGCCACCACGAACAGCACTAGCACTAGTAGATGCAGCCAAGATTTTAGATCCATTTTCTAGCTCCAGGGAACCTTTGTTCCAGTTCATCACACCCATCTGTAACCAACTGGGTAGATGCTCATAAGCCATCTGTAAACGAGATAACAGGTCTCTTGCTGTTGCCGCTTTGTTAGCAAGGATTGCCACGTTTACTGTTTCATTGAAGATAATATAATAAATCAGATACGATAGAATAGTAGTAGACTTACCAGACTGTCTAGGCAGTTTGCATATGGTAAATCTGTTCTTATGGAAAGTACCAATAATATCTTTCTGAAAAGGATATAGATTGAAAGGGACTAGCCCCTCATCAATACTAACAATCTTCACATATTTCTGGATAAAATATGCAGGATTATTAGAGCACTTGATAAACTCTGCTACTTGAACTTCTGTAAACTCTGTCCTATAACCAGCCGCAGGTAAATTAGGATTACCTTTATAGGTCTTATCACTCATCAGATTTATTCTTTAGTAGTGCTTGAAGTTCTTTTGTTGAACCAATAAACAATGCATTGGTGACATTTTTAGGTCCTTTATCAGGAACCTCTTTCAATCTCTGCATCTTCTCTTGTAAGTCCGCCAATCTTTCTGTAACTTCTGATACAGTTTTGATTAGCTGACCTGCAACCTCATAGGTCCTAGGGTGCTCAGATTCCTTTGCAAGTTCTAGTATACCTTCTATGGCATCAGAACCTCTTTCAATCAAATTATAAAAATTTTCACGCGAATAATGATAGTCTGTATCAAGGTCTTCCATACCTTCTCTGGGTTTTATGGAAGTAGGTGCAGGAGATATTAGCTCCTGTTTGATATCTTGTTTTAGTCCTAAGGCCTCATCTATCGCTTCATCAACTTTGCTCATATATATTCACTATTACGTCCATTCGGAGGTAACTTCATTAAATCCAAAATCATCAAATCCATCAGCTGTTCCAGCTGTAGTCGGTGCAGTTGCTGTAGTAACAATGCGGTGGTGTCTTTCAGGTGCCTTATCTGACAGGTCATCATAGATATCCACCTGTGCCTTTGTAATCGGCTTGGCAGTAGTAACAGGACCATATACATAAGCTTTTGCTGCGAAAGAAAAGGTGTATATGATAGCTCGCCGTGTCTGAAAATCACCTTCATATGTATCTTCATAACCAATACTGTTTAGTACAATAGGCACATCACGGACAATTTCCATTTCAGGAACTTCTCTGATTGTTACTGTATATTCTGGTTGAAAATAAGGCAATATCTGCTCTACAATCTGAATACCATCGTCACTGTTTTTAGCCATAACAAACATTTCAAAATTGATATTGTATGGCACAGGAGTATACTGAGTAGTCATCTGCTTTAATTTCTTATCATTCTCATCAGTAACTCTTTTTTGTCTGATAATACGATTTAGTTTTCTACTACCATCATAATCAAAAGATTGCATTTCAAAACCAATTCGTGGTAAAGTCAATGCTATCTTCTGTGTTGCATTGGGGTCTTGGTCTAATCGAGCAAGAAATTTCTGTGACGGGCCATAAGCCAGAGGCACCTTCATTGATTGAGTAGTCTTCCCAGTGGAATCTTTTCTAGTAATAACGATATTATTGAATAAACTACCAAAGGCTATAACAACCTTTCTCAATCCTTCGTTATAAAAATGTTGTCCTAACATATCTTAATTTTTCTCCGTCGGCTCTCCAAATGGGTTCTTTTCTGTGAAGTCTAATATACCTTCCCAATCTCCATCCCAAACAACACCTCTGTCAGCAGCCTGATCTTCTATGTATTTATTATCGGAAGTATCATCTTGTGTTGATAGCTCAAATTCTTCAGCTATAATGAAGTAACTATCATAAGCATTAGAATTCTCAAGCAAGACAGCATCAAATCCAACCTCATCTTCAGCAGTAAGATTATCACCAAGCCCAGCTCCAATAGTACCATCTTCTTGCATTAATAAACCACCAGAAACATCTTCTGATGCCATATTTTCATTATAAGTAATAGTGCTTCCAGCTTCACCTATCATCTGCCAGGTTAGTTGATCCGTTGAGTATGTAGTTTCGATAGTGTCAATAACATCAATACCAGTATCCAATCTTTCACTAGAGTATTCAAATGTGCGACAAAACATTTTATACACCGGAAGATTATCTACTTGATAGAACGGATCATCAATATCCACAAAAGCTATTTCCCAAATTCTATTGACATTGGGCATGAAAATCAAATCACCCTCATTGGGCCGCATTGATGTTATGAGATTTTGGCTTATTGATATCACATTATCCCACCGTCGGCGAGCAACTACAAAGGTTGTTTCATCTCGTATCTCCAAACCAAATCTGGATACAAGCTCTTTCTCCCCTTCATAACCCTCAACGGTTTCCATATACATCTCTATCTGATAACTTTCATCAAACTTGGATAATGGATCTTCACCAAACAAATCGTCCTTATTCACCAACTCTCTTGGTAAATAAACTACATCATGCCCGTATATTTGTAAAGCCTCAATAACGAGGTCCTCATAGAGGAACTGTTCGTTTTGAGTGCCCTTTGAAAAATAGTGATTTAACATTTAGATTGGTGGTACAGCCAAGTACCTCATTTTTATTAGTTCAATTTTATCTCTTAAAAGTAATTTACGCTTTTTTAATCTCGTTATTTGTATATCATCAACATAATTCTCGGCAAGGATTTTTATCTCCTCGTCCAACTGGCGGTGTTCCAGTTCCAATTCATCAAGATTTTTTAGCATTCAATTCCTCCTAAAAGTCTAATTGTTCACCTCTTATCCTATGTCAAAAAGTAATGGCTCTTCCCAAGTGTTCCTTGACTGTTCTTCTAACAACTGTATTTCTTCTTTGGCTTCATTGTAGATGGTTTCGCCATTCATAGTCACACCACCTAACATTTGAACACCTTGAAACTTCATCAAATTCTCACCCCACTGTCTTTTGATAAGGGCTGTTGAATATTTTTTCAGCCACAAATCATTGTATATATCTGTCCATGTGGTAGGGTCTAATTTACGATAACATTCCATAATAATATATTCATCAACATTTACATCAGATCCCCAATCCATATTAATATACAAACGGTCTTGGTGTACATTAAATTGTATGGGCTTTTCTCCAATCAATATCATATCAAGGAAATCCAGATGCCACATTGTCATTTGGTAATGAATGACAGATTCGGATGAAAAATCATACAGGTCATTCAATCTCAACTGATATCGAATGTCAAACATATTGAGGTTACCACGGTCACTAAACGGTAGAACCCTCAAAACACTTTGTATGGCCTCAGGCATAACAAGAAAACCTTTGGAGATTTTCCAATCATCTGTTATTGCATTGTCTTTTGTATCTGTAGCTGTTTCTGTTTCATCAGTTGAAGCTCTATCTACATCTGCTTGAGTTATCTTATGTTTTAAATAAACACGCTGCATACCATTATACTGGAAAGTATAAAAGTATTGTAAAGCCTCATCTATTCTATCATCAACTTGGTCATCATCTACATTAATATCTATTACAGGAAAGCCAAGTTTCCGTAATGACCAATCCTTTAGAGTAGCTTTTGAATTTGGTATTGCCATAATGTTATCCTAGTGCTATTGACATAGCAACTGAAAATCCTTTTGTAGCTGCTGCATTAGCTAATGTTTCTACATTAGTAATTTGTGTTTGGGCATTACTACTCAAAGTATTTATATATTGAAACTCGGTACTTGTTACTGAGCCGTCTGCTATCTTTGTAGCATCTATTGCAGCTCCTGATGCTATGCTAGCATCTACTACAGCATTGGAGGCTAGTTCATCAGCCCCCACAGCATCATCTGCCAAGTGAGCATTATCTATAGAACCATCCACATAATGTTCAGAGTCAATAGAATCATCAGCTATCTTTGTGCCATCTACCGAGTCTGCTGCTAGATGTATCAAATCTATGGAGCCATCTACATATTGGTCACTGTCTATAGAATCTGCTGACATATGTGCGTTGTCTATCGCTCCACTAGTAATCTCAGCGCTGTCAACAGCATTAGCTTGTATTGTAGAAGTACCTGTTACATTTCCTGAACCATCAAAACTTGCTGAAGTCCAAGCAACATCACCAGTCATTCCTACTGTTCTTGCTGTCGCTAATGCAGTAGCTGTAGAAGCATTGCCTGTTACAGCACCTGTGATAGGTCCTGCAAAAGCAGTTGCTGTTAGTGTACCTGTACCAGCATTATATGTTAAACCCGCATCTGATTTAGGTGCCAAGTCACCAGTAGCCGATTCCCACAAGCCAACATATGCTGATGTATCTGTAGTATCTGCTACTGTAATTGTTGCAGGTACAATGTTAGCTGAACCATTAAAAGATGTTCCACCTATTGTTCTTGCTGTCGCTAATGTAGTTGCTGTATCTGCATTACCTGTAACGTCACCGGTTAC